GCAGGATACAAGTCCAAGAGGCCGCCACGCCCCGCCGAGAAGCCACCCTGCTCTGCGTCGCGAGCATATGCCAAAAATTGGTCCACGACGGGCTGCTGGTAGTCGCGCAGCTTCCCGCAGAATTCCAAGGAAATCGAATCCCCCGCAGGCAAACTACTGCTGGCCGCAATCCCAAAATGTTTTTCCCCAAAATATCTCGGCAGATACATCTTGGTCGTGTTTTCTCGCCACGCGGAAAAAGTGGAAGCAGTTTGCACGGGCGCGCCGGGGGTGCAAGGCTTGACGGTAAGTTGCTTTCTTATCCATTGCTGCTTTTCCAAAGAAAGCTCGCTCTTAAGAATGGTATAGCCTTTTGGTCCGAGTTTTGTATTTAAAGCAGCCATATTTATTGTTTGTTTAACTTGGTAAAATGCATTCAATTTGTTTTTGTTATATTACTTTTTTCCGTTTTTTTTCAAAAATATACACATTCGGACATTTACACCTTTGCCCATTTATTTCACAAGTTTTCGAAACGCCGATTATACACCTTTTATTTTATTTTCGTATTTTTGTGCGAACTTAAAATCAAAGGTGTATAAATAAAAATAATTACGTATATAAATGGGCAGGCCAATACGCAGTATCAAAAGACGCAGTACCAAAAGACGCAGTATCAAAAGGAAAAAGAGAACAAAAGGAGGAAATAAATCAAAGTGTGAAATATTTGTCATTGACCAGAATAATTTCGACGAGTATCAAAAAATGCTTGAAAACCTGCAAATGTGCGACACGGATTATATTTCACCCGACCTGGAAGAAATTACATATGACGTGCTCGAATATGAAGGCAACATGGGATTTTTTTGCCGCGACCCAGTTTCAAAGAAAATATCGTCTGTGTTGTGCATAGACATGAATACCAACGAAAATATGCCATCATTGGTCATGAATAATATTGCAAAATCAAATGCAACCGCAGAAATCATGCTCCTATGCTCGAGCAAGACAAACCGCGTTCCGGGGGCAACTCGTGACCTCTTTAACAACGTCATGCAATATTTATCAAGTATAAAAAAACAACATGTTTATTTACGGGTTGCAAGACCCACCACTAACAAAAGAGCGATTGACTTTTATCAATCGCTCGGATTTAAAGCGTTGGATAAAACTTCGGAAAAAAAAGAGACCGGTCTCATGATGCTTACACTTCCCTTGTAAGTAATGTTACTTCAACGCACTTAACATTACGGACTGCGTAATGCGCCACAAACAAACGCGTCGATTTCCTCTAAATGGTCCTCGGCTTTTCCCAGAATCACTTTTTCGTATTTAGAAACGTTCACCTCTTTTTCAATCGCCAGATTCACGTATATTTTGCGGCACTTGATGGACCGTACATAAAGGTCGGGGTTAATCGCCTTGCATGACGTCCCGATAAGCATAAACACGTCATCCTGTTCCAAATCCAGCAAGTCGTCAATCATTTCCGTGTAATATCCTCTTTCACCATAAAATACCACGTTTCTTCGCAGTTTCTGTTCGAGGCAACACTTTTTACCAAAACCTCGGTCGGTCATTCCAACCTTTTGTTCAAGACCCTCATGAATCACGGTGCCACAATTGGCGCATTTGTGCTCGGAAATGTTGCCATGCACGTGATGCACCGCGGCACACCCAGCGCGCTCCAACAAGGTATCAATGTTTTGCGTGTGCAGCTTAATGCGGTCGACGCCGTACCGTGCTTGAAGCCGGGCAAACAAGGCATGAACCGAAGAAGGTTTGGTCGCGGCTTCTAGCGCGTGAAAATTGTTGTAAAAGTCGATGCTTTCGTCGGAAAACTCGTTGCCCTTGACGCATATGGATTCCATTTTATGAATGGACCATAAGCCTCGTTGCTTTGATTTGGAGCTTGAGTCAGAGTCAATATCGCTGTAAGTAGCAATGCCCGCGGATGCACTGAGGCCCGCTCCGCTGACAACCACCAATTTAGGCTTTCTATTCATGTTTTGCATTTTAAAATCTTCAAAGGTGTATATATGTGTGGTTGTTATTTATATTGTGAGTAAGGCAAATACAAATAATATTTCATTTTTCGTTTATTGCTGTGTATTTGATGTTTGGTTTGGCGCATATGAATTATTTAGCAACTAGTATTTTCATTCAACATATATGTTTACACCAAATCAAATCAAATCTTGCATCTGCGAAGCAAAAAATACGGAATCACCATGGGAATTGCCCCCCAGACGGCTGACCAAAAATAATTCAGATGTGCATAATATCCCGAAAGACTCGGAAACAGATTCGCTTGGCGAAATAACAAATCAAGCGCCACGCCATACAGAGCCAGGTATTCGTAGCGGAGAGGCAACCTCAGCACATACAAGTATATCGCGTAAAAGATTCCCATCATTCCTGCGGCGACAAACATAGATTCGTGGCTTCCATGCTGCTGAAAATAAGGTACAAGACCCCAACCAGTCGCCCCCCCCAAAGCCGTATATTTTGCCAATATCTGCAGCAACAAGTCCCCAAAGACACCGGTGAACAGAGCAAGAGCAATAATATCCATTATATAACCAACAATATTTTGTTGCGCCGTTGAAGATTTCTGTAACTGGTATCAAATAAAAAAAATATTATTACACAACACACACAACACTATATATCTATCAGGCAACCATTTCATATACTTCATCATTTACTTCGCGGCCGTTGTTATCGTCACCCTCTTCGCGATTTGCTTTATTTCTGTCGCCCCCTTCTTCTTCCATGATAATACGCACCCCGTTCCACTTGTTGTTTGATTGAGCTTTTTTGTCGCCGAATTTCTTGTTCATGGCCTTGTACAGCTCAGCCGACTTGGGCATTTTTTTGTCGCTGTAGATAAACATATACCAGTCCTTGAACGTGCGATACAGATTCTGACTTCCAATCTGACAACCGTCACAAGCCTCCACCTTGGCAGCAAGAAAGCACTGCACCGCGTCTTGATTTTGACGGTACTCGTTGGTAAATCGAACAACCTCTTCGCAGTCTTTCACGACGCCCTGATTTTCAAACGCGCGCTCCACCAGCATGCTCATAAAAATCGGCGCCCAGTCACCCAGCTTCCCTGCCAGCGTCTTGTCCTTGGGAAACACGTACTTAGTTTCGTCGTCGAATTTTTCGCCCTCGTCCGCAAACTTGGACATAAACATAACCACCTTTAACCGTCTCCAAATTGCATCATCAACACCCTTGATATCAAACAGCGAGTTCATGCAAGCCGCAAAATTTACTTGCAGCGAAAACGTCTCGGTCTCACCAAATAGCGGCCGGCCCGTGATTTCCGATTCGCCCGATAGCTCCTTGATGAAGCCTTCATTCACTGGAGTATTTTTCTCCGGCTCTTGAAACACAGCATACCGAGCACCCTTGAGTTTCATTAACTCGGGGGTCGCACTTCCAGTGGTAGTACGTTTGTCCGTAATCATGTTGATGGGTGCCAATTCTTTATAGTCTCCCATGCACGCCTTCATTAGCTCCACTAGAAGTGATTTGCCGTTGCTTCCACTTCCGACGTAAATGTTAAACACCTGCTCGATTTTCTCACCAATCAGCACCGACGCCAAGTGGTCCATCATGTACCGCTCCAAAGACACAATGGGAAACAACTGGCTAAAGAACGTGCGAATACTAGAAATCTTTTCCTCGTACTCAATCTTGCAGTCAATTGCATAATACGACATGGGCTGGTAATCAATCCGGGTAGTTAGTGAAATATAATCAGATGGCTGGCCGGGGCGAAACAGCTTATTTTTAATGTCCACGACACCATTGTTGAAACACATGAGCCACTTTTTTGTGTTGAGCATCGGCTTGAATTTGCGGTCGTAAAATAATTCTAGCGATTCAACGAAACTGTTGTTTTTGGTCGACGTTGAGTCCAGCTTGTTGCACACCTCGCCAATTTTTTTCATTCTCTTTTTAATTTTATTTAATTCGTCGCTTTCGTCCTTGGCTTTTTTCCCGGATACATCAATGTCGTGAATATTCACTTCCATATCGTCGTCGTCGTCGCCATCTTTATTTCCATTTTGCAGCGCAATATATACCTTTAATGCCTCGCGTGCCTTTCCGTTGAATATGGGAAGCATCTCATCCGACACCAATTTACGCAGTGTGTATCCCTTGTCTTCCACCCAATGATGACCTTCAAAGGAGTGCAGGGTTTTATTTTTAATGTCGCTGCACACAAATCGGTCTCCGTACTTTTGCTTTAAAAGTCTCGCGACCTTGCCGTCTGTGTAATTCAGAATCAGATCGTCGCACATGTGGTCGAAATTCGTGTTAATATACGCATCGTAAGCTTCAGCCGCATCATTTTTCGCCCAATACTTCAACGACCCAATTGTGGCATGACTTTCGCCATTTACATTGAAATATTTGTTCCACTTTTCATACAGTTCGGGAATGTCGTCGTAATCAAAATGCTCGTCTTTGCTGCGAAGCATGACCCACGACAAGAATAATCGCGGGTCCGTGTTTTTCAGAGCAAACGCCACCAGTCGATTGTCAAAATGCGACTCGCCATCCTTGTAGTATTTTTGGGGCAAAAGCTGGGTGATTTCATGCGCTTCTTTTACCACGCTCTCGTGCGCTTGCAACGAATTTAAGAGCGCCGCCACCGCCATGTCCAAATCGTACGCATTGCAAATAGCAGACACATTCATCTCTGGACTAGTTTCGTTCCTTGTCGCGTTCCTTGTCGCGTTCCTTGTTGTCGCAACCGCAACCCTACTTTTATTCAGTCCCATCTTGGCCATTTTTCTATCAATGTCAGAAACTAAATCGACCTTCAAATGGTCAGCATATCGACCACGCAACAACTGAAAATTTTGATGAACGTTATCAGGAGACAAGAACTGCCCCACATCTCGCTCATCAATCTGAAACTGACCGTCGTTGTCGTCAAACGTAAGTTGAAAATATTGAGTCAGAGCATAAGGCTTGCATCCTGGCTTGGCCGAGCCGTACAGCTGCCATCCGCTAGTTCCCGCACTGACCTTGTCGTCAAACACATCGTCCAAACCCTTCACCAGGTTCAAATCGGTGAAAATATCCTTTGAAGCCGCGGCTGCAATCATGTTTGCACGCAGCAGCATCTGATATTTGTGGGGCATCTGGATTCCAATAATGATGTGAATGCCATCTTTGACTTCTTTGACCTCGGCCGCATCGTCTTTTTTGTATTTTTTGTACATGTCATCGCGCTCGAAAACAAAGATGGGAAATGTCTGATTTCCGGCAAATTGAAATATCTTGGGAAGTTCGTCTAGATATAAATACACAATGTTGGTAATGTGGTCTTTGGAATAAAGTCGCGTCGTCGTATCGAGGGGATACCGGAAATCCAAGTCAATGAGAATCGGCTCGGTGCCGTCGGTCAACTGCAATTCGGTCAAATAGTCGCTGTTTTTGTGCAACAACACATGGTCTACATATTTGTTGTAAAATGCTTCATTATATTCGTCGGGTATATGAAACTTGCCTCCAAACACCCCCATTTTTTGGTCTGGGATGCGTGCAACGGTAACTGGTCGTTCAGCCAAGTCAGACGCGGAAGTCATCTTGCTATCTATTTGACATTTTCGTTTAAGTGAATCGAACGAACAATTGGCCAAAAGCCCCGACATCGTATATATTGATGGATGATTTTATTGAAGTCAATTTCATTTTTTAGAAAAAAAGAAAATAAAAGCAACATTACATATTTTCCGACGCGGTTTTTTGCCCGTGGCATTCGCGGCACAGCGCAACCAAGTTACTGGTGTCGTTTTGACCGCCACGTTCAAGGCGAATCTTGTGGTCAATTTCAAATGTGTGTGTTAGCTTGGCGTCGCATGCCCCGCACTTCCAGTCTTGCATGTACGCCACATATTTTTTTTTAGTTTCACTCACCGACCGTTTCACGTTTTTTTTCGCAGCAACAGCAACACTTTGATGAGGTTGCTGCTGCTGCGAAAAAATAGACGGCTGGTAATCGTCGTATAAATTGCGGCTCATGGTATCCATAAATCCATTGCCCAACGATCCGTCTCCCATAAAGCTTTGACCAGAGGTAAAGTCGAAAATCGGGGTCAACATGTCCATGGTTGACTTGTCAATCGGCAAGTGTTTCACGGCTTGGTTGGCGTACAGAATCATATTTTTCGTATCTGTGGGGTTTTTGCGAATCATCATATAAAGGGAATACGCCGCAAACGCAATCCCCGCCATTTGAAAGTATTTTTTACAAGACATGACCTATTTACTCAATTTATTGTTGTAAAATGTATTGTAAATATACAGGCCAGTGATGCCGAAAATAATCAGTTCCAACTTCATTAATATAGGAATTATTTAAATAAATCGGTATAAAAAGGACAAAAAGCCATGGATTATTCGAAATTCCCCCATTACCTTTTATTTTTCGGTCTTTTTCTTTTAGCCCAATCCTTGTCCATGTGGGGGCAATTTGTGACACTTCCTTACAAGAACCTGAGTATGTGGGAGGCGTACAAGATGGCGATTCCGTTTGCGTGGATGGACTGGTTTTTCATGACGTTTGCCGTTATGGTTGGCGACAAGTACGACATTGTCACGCCTACCCAGGATACGTTCTTGCTGATTATCATTCAGTTTATCCTGGTGCTCATCATTAACCACTTTTATTTGAAGCAGGCCGTGTTTCGCAGCGACATTGCGGCGTTTTTCATCATCTTGGTCGGATTTTTCATTAGTTTCTTGCACGGTGTCTCACGCATCGCCGGATTGGACGTGCCAGAGGAGCATTAATTATTTATTTGTTTGTTGTCTGTTGAATAAATAAATAAATAAATAAATAAAAAACAAAACAATAATCTAAATCTATATTCAAAATTACTTTGCCAAGAATTCCGTGGTAATCACACGCGGAATCACATTCATTCCCGCCAGCTCCTGAAACAAAAGCTTGCATGCATACGGGATTTCCACCCTGGAAAAGTTGGTGCGGTTCTCGCACGTGTTGCACAGGTGCACGTGTTTTGCATCGTTGTATGCTGCAATGAGCCCGCATTCGTTGCACACATGCACTGAATACTTGTCGGAGGATTCGTACAGTCGCTCGCGCGCAAAGGTGGCTGCTCCGTGCGCCACGATGCAGTTGTGCGCCACAATGCCGTTGGCCACAAACGAGTGCACGCGGTCGACAGTAATGTCAAACACGGGATGCACGCCAGCGGGACGAATGTCAATCAGCTTTAAATCCATGGCGGGCAACCCTTCGCACCCTCTATGCACACCATATGCTGTGCATATGGCTGCTGTTGCATCTACCTCGATATTTTCTTCTTTGCCCTCATCATAGCCTTCCAATTCTTCCTGCATTTGTCTTTTTTGTATTTCTCTTAAATTATTCTCCTCGTTGTTGAACCAAGACAATGCTCCAATTTCTTGGATGAATTGCTCGGCAGTGGGAAAGGACTTGGATGTGATTTTTCCAAATTTAGTTCCCTTGACACAATGGTCCACCATGTCGTGGGTGGATGGAATGGCATAGTCGTGCACCAAGGCTTCCGTCTTTTCCAGCTCTTTTACCGCGACCATAATGGCCTGCTTTGTGTTGAGCTTTTTTGTCGGATGGTTCTTTTTCGATTCCGTGTATCCAATGGACTTGTCCACATGATCAACCAGCCAATTGTGCTGACGCTCTACCGTGTTTCGCAACCTACGATAGGCAACACCTGCTTCCAGGCGCTGAGACTTGTGGCAGCAATAACGGAATCCAATATTTTCTGCAAAAGGCACAAGCTCACTCAACTCCAAGTGTAAATTGATTTGGTAGGAACGGTCTTTTCCTTTCTTTTTCTTGGAGCAGGTTGTTTCCTTTGGCTTTTGAATGCTGGTTTTATGAATGCCGCATTTCTTCAACATACCTTGGAGCTGCACCATCATGGCGTGCATCGAATCTAAATGCTGTGTGTATTTAGACTGGGAAAATTCGACTGAGGTAAGTAGGTCGCGTTTCCCACGATGCATGCCGAGCACGCACGTATGGCCGTCGCCGCCAAATACTCCACCAAGAAATTCACGCACCAAAGGTCTGGGGAAGGTTTCTTGCAAAACAAATGCTGGCCACGTTCCAGGTTGATTCACTCTTCGCCCAGTCAAGACTCCAGGGATTTGAATAATATCTCTGGCGAAATGGGATGGTATATTGATAAAGTACAAATTTCTAGCAATGTATTGCTTTTGCTTGAACTCGTAAAAGTATTCCAAATCATCCAGCATCGATTTTACATCAATCATGTGTCCAAGATAAATGGCGCATCTGATGTTGTTATCTTTGCAATAAATACTTCCATCCGCGATGAAATACCCCAGGATACGCATGAATGCCAACGTCTTCAAGTATTCGTGTTTGGTTGCAGTGGTGAGAGTAGTGCTCCCAAATGTCAAACTCCATCCCTCACATTCAGCCATTTCCTTGTCCAGTTCAAGCAGAGGACAAGTCACGCTTGCCTTTACTCGCGTTTCGTTTGGCACCAAGTCTTTGGCTTTGGTCCAGGTGTTTTCCGAGGTAAGAATGGGGTGGTCGGGGGTGCATATTTTGGTGCGTCCATCTTGATAAGTAAGTTGAACGCATTCGCGTTCGCCCTTGTCCATGAAATGCGTCTGCTTGGCTGGAACGCATTGTTGCAGCTCGGAATCCCAGCCCAAAACCTCCCAGTCGCAGTCGTGCATCTCACCGATTTTCACGCTGAGTCCATTTGTGAGACTGATTTGCGTGTCAATCTGTTCGCAGTCCCTCTCCATTTCTCCCACACGTAGTCCACCGCCTCTGCTTCTGCCCTCGGTAGGCTGGCGCGTAAGTGCGACGGGCGGTCCGGTGGCTCTGGCGTGTTGCTTGTCACTGACCATGTGCTTGAGGCGCTGGTAATAGGTCGGTCCCATGAAAATGGAGCACTCGAGCTGTTGTCCCGTTTCGCCGCTGTACATGAGTTCGTTGCCGTGGGCTTCGTAGCCGAGTCCAAGGAGTTTTTTAGAAATCCAGTCGATGGTAATAGAATCGTTGAAGCATGTTCCGTCGCCAAACAGTCCCATTTCAACCAGCACTTTTCCGAGCGTGCACTCGAGGAGCTGCCCGATGGTCATGCGGGAGGGAATCGCATGGGGGTTGATGATGATGTCGGGGCGTGCGCCAGAGGAGGTAAAGGGCATGTCTTTTTCCGCAATGATGCAGCCAACAGTGCCCTTTTGCCCGTGTCGGCTGCTGAACTTGTCCCCGATGATGGGCTTGCGGGTGGCGCGGGTTTTCACCTTGGCGACTTGGTATCCGCCGCCGTTGACTTCGAGAACGTTCTTGTCAATGTACACTTCCTCCCCGCACGTTTTCAGCAGGAAACTCTTGTCGGAATATTTGCATGTTTGGCCAGCCGCAACAGTAGCTGCGGTTTCCTTGAGCACCGATACTTTTGCCATGATGACGTCGCGGTCATTCACCAACTGGTCTTTGGGGATAAACCCGTTGGCATTTAACTTGGTGTAGTCGCCGGTTTTAATCTTCTCGGTTTTGGTAATGTCGGGCATGCCGCGAATTTCGCTCACTTCATTTTGCATCTTGTCTTCGTCTTTTTCGGAGTGGTAAATGGTGCTCTGAAACATTCCGCGGTCAATGGAGGCTTGGTTCATCAAGATAGAATCTTCCTGGTTGTAGCCAGAATAAGCCATGATGGCCACCGTGATGTTGCACCCAGACGAAGTTTCGTTAAACTTGAGAATGTTCATGATTTGCGTGTCAACCAGCGGCTTGGTCGGGTAGTTAAGCACGTAGGCCGTCTTGTCCAGCCGATTGTAAAAATTGCTCATATACACCGAGATGGCCTGCTTTGCCTGAGCACACTGATATACAATGCGAGGAGACTGGTTGTGTTCGGGAAAAGGAACGCAAGACGCAGTCATGCCCAAAATAAGGGATGGGTCAATTTCACAGTGGGTATAATGAAGCATGCGGCCGCCATCATCCACACGGTTTAAATCTAAGACGCTCGACGCAATCACTGCGCCATTTTGCTCAACCGGGTCCAAATATTCCATGGCAGAGTTACTATATTTGCAAGACACAAACAGGTCGTTCCAGACGGTATCTCCCTTTAAAATATCGGCCAACATTTGGCGAGTAAATATCAAGCGATTCTTTTTCACGCGAAACAGAGGACGCGTGCAGCGACCAGCATCCGAACCAATGCAAATCACCATGTTGGCGTAATCGTAATGAATAGACACAAATATATTGATAATGCCGCGGTGCTTAAGTTTCTTCAGTTGTTTCACGGTACAAATTGGGTCCTCTTTTGAAATACCCAATAACATACCATTCAAAAATACTTTACCGGCTTTGGAAAACATGTCAAACGTCATCTCTTCAAGCAGAGTCACATATGGCACGATGGTTTTGTACAGCGTTTGGTAGTCGGTCTGCATCGTAAAATGCGTCATGACGCTCATGTTGTTTACAATGCCGACGGATGCGCCCTCTGGGGTTTCATAGGGGCACAAATACCCCCAAGAAGTGCAGTGCAGCTTTCTGGGTTCAACGAGTTTGCCATTTTTATCGATAGACCGAGAAACTCGGCGCAAGTGACTCGTGTAAGCAATATGTGTCAGTCGATTCAACACCTGGGCCACACCAACTTTACCATCGCTGGCATTATAAGTGATGCTAAAATCGCCGGTGGAAAGGGAACGAATGAATTTCGCCTCAATAGTAGAATTGATGATGTTTTCAATGTTGGTGGAATTGAAAATGTTGGTGAAATCGTTGGTGGATTTCCACACCCCGCCGTCAATCTCCTTAATGCCAGCCTTGACCACATTTTTCTTTATTTTATTCACCTGGTTAACCAGCAATTTATTTAGCAGAAACCCGGTTGTATCAATGCGTTTATTAACATACGAGTCCCTGTCGTCCACCGAAATCCAGCCGAGTTTCGTACGAAGTAGTTTATTCACCATGTATCCCAAAAAGTACTGCTTTTGAATCAGCGTGGGGCAGTGTGCGAATAAATCGTCTTCCAGCAACGTACGAAGAAATTGTTCCTTTTGGGGTGCACCAACTTCGGCTCTCATTCTCTTAATTTTGTCCTTGTTTTCGATAAATGCTGGGACGTAATAGGTAAATCCCGCAAATGCTATCATATATTGAAATGCGGCGTCTTGGTCCATATGCTCGTTTCCAGCCAGAGCGGAAGCTTGCAACTCATTCAACAATTTGCTCTGCTTTTTATCTTCCAAATCGGTCCCCAACAAAATATGCCGGCAAATATCCAGGTCAGAAATGACGCCAAGTGCGCGAAACAGAATAAACACAGGAATATGCTGCTTGATGCGGGGAATCTCGACCAAGATGGAACCGTCTGCCTTGGAAATAAACGCGACGATTTGCTTGGGCGAAATCAGCTTGTGGGGCGGTGTGCATTTAATCACCGCCTTCATCAAGTATTTCGTGCTATTTGGCAGATGGTGGCACTGAATGATGTTTTCCGCCGACCGTTCTTGCCCAAGCACCACCTTTTCCGACCCCTTGATGATGAAATACCCCCCCACGTCCTTGTCGCATTCTCCCATATCCAAATGCTTGTACTGCTTCAACTCGCACACATCAGACAGCACCATGATAGGCATGTTATTGCAAATGTTATACCGAGGAAACATCTTGCGATAGGTTTTCACTTGGTCCAGTTTTTCGCCGTGTCTGGCGATGTATTCGACGTGCACGTCCATGGTGATTTGAGAACCATAGGTGCAGTTGCGGGTGCGCGCCTCTTGGGGAAACAGAATCTTGGTCGAGCCGTTGTTTTCGTAAATCTGGGGACGGTGCATCCGCATGTTGTCAAAAGAAACGTATATTTCCAGGCTGTACAAGTTGGTTTCTATGTCGAAATCCTTTTCGGACCGGACGCAGATGGGGTTGAACATTTTGAATGTTTTCTCGAATTGATATTTGATGAAATTATTGTACGATTCGATCTGATGGGTGGATACCAGATTGAGAGGAGGTAGTAGCTTGGTCATCATTTTCCATATTTCTTCCTTTTTAATTGGGAGTTCCTCTTTTTGAATTATGTCTTTGTTTTTCAAAAGAGAAATGAAGCCCGCCGCTTCCACGCCCGCAGTAATCACGTTTGTTTCGGTTTGAGTCGACATTCTCAATTAAATTGCTTATACATGACAAGTTATTTATAATTCATTTTTTTCGATAAACAAAATAAAACAAAACCATTTAAATATTACAAGCTATATGTATTTAATTGACGTTTGTTAGGTCACCCCAATTCTTTTTTGAAATATGATGTTGATGTACAAATATATGCCAAAGCGGTTGGATGATTTCGAGCTGACGGATGACATGCGTGCATTTATCCGCATGCTCATTAAATCTGGTTCTTTAAATATTTTGTTAGTGGGTAACCGAAAAACATCGTTAATTAATGCAATGCTGTGCGAGTATTACGGGTTGCCCGAAGACGGCAACATGATGGCCTGCGACAACATCATGTACGTGAACAACATAAGTGATTTCGGTGTGTCGTTTTACCGTCAAACTCTAAAAACGTTTTGTCAAGCGCATCTTACCATTACGGGAGGACTAAAAAAAACAATTGTCCTAGACAACATTGACTGTATCAAGATAAAAAATGTGTATGTGCAGCAAATTTGCAATAATTTAATAGAAACGTATTCGGGTCGCGTGAATTTCGTGCTGACGTGCACCAGCATAAAAAAAGTGATTGAAAACATTCAATCGCACACGATGATACTTTCAATTCCTATTTTATCTGATCCCCAACTAACAAACATATTAAATCATATATGCGAAAAAGAAGGAATTAGATTGGATGCGGGCGTGATTGAATATTTGCTGAGCATTGGTAAAAACAACGTGAATATACTAATAAATTACCTGGAGAAATTCAAGTTGTTAGGATTCGAATCACCCATTACTTTAAAAAAGGCAGGTGAAATGTGTACCAACATTAGTTTCGCCGTGTTTCAGCAGTATTTGGATGCGATAGAGCAACAACGGTTGCCCGAAGCCATGAAAATTATGGCGGACTTGACAGACGTGGGATACTCGGTGGTGGACGTGCTGGACGTATTTTTTCAATTC